GGGCTTCATCGGCGGCGGCGTCGGCGTTGCTCGCGTGAAGGGCGAATATGCCCTGAACACGCGCGGCGGCGGCGGCGGAGTCGGCGCACCGAAGTTGAAGGTCACGCCGCCCATGATGCTGTGCGAACGGAAACGACCTTCCGCCGTACGGCCGGTCACGTCGACCAGACGAACGTTGTCCGCGTTGAAGAAGCGGTACTTCAGGGTGACGTCGACGTTCTCGCTGATCGGCTGACGAATGCCGGCGAGCGCCTGCCAGGCGAACACGGTGTCGGAATCGTCGAGGAACGCGCCGCGCGTGTTCAGGGCATATTCGCCCTTCACGCGAGCAACGCCGACGCCGCCGCCGATGAAGCCCTGCACGCCGTCGTCTTCGCCGAAGTCGAGCAGACCGTTGACCATGAAGCTCAGGGCCGAGGTCTTGCCGCCAGCATAGTCATAGGTGCCAGCCGGCGAAGCGACGATCGCGCCCGCCGCGTTGTAGGCCGGCGTGGTGAGCGTCGAACGGTAGGCGTCGACACCTGCCTGACGATAGCTGACTTCCGCTTCTGCACGGAACCCACCAAAGTCATAGCCGATGGTACCACCGACATCCCAGCCATAGTTGTGGTCGACCGTGCCGGCATCAGCCGTGGCGCCGATATCGAAGTCGATATCCTCGACAATCATCGCGCCGCCTTCGATACCCACGTACCACGCGTCGTCCTTTGCAAGGACGGGCGTGCTCAGAGCGGTCGAAGCAAGTGCCAGCGTTATGGCAAGCTTCCGCATCATAATCCCCTTTCTTGGTTGTCACTTCGGACAGCGCTAACTTCCTAACGGCTGCAAAGTTTCCGCGCAAGCGCACAAAATCCGGGGACTGTTGCCGGAACGTCACAGTTTTTCAGCTGGAGATTAGGCCATGGGTGCGCAATGCGGTGAGAACCTCGCCGATCACCGATCGTGCGGCCTCATCGACAATCGCGCCGCCTGCCGGTTCCTGGATCGGCGGCTGGCGCGCGGCAAGGACGCGCTCACCCTCGACCAGGATCCCGCTCGCTCGAAGGGGCCCGATTTCCCAGTCTGCTTCGTGCCATCTTGCCGGCAAACCGCTGTGGCGAAGCGTGACCGTCAACCCCTCACGCGGCGCAATGAAGCACCAGCCGCTTTCGCTCCATAGCGCCAGATGCGCCGCCATGCCGCTCCACGCGCCTGTAGGTGCCGCATCGACGATCCAGAGCTGTCCAGGCACTGGGTCTGCGGACGGCGGCTCCGACGCGATGGTCTCGACCATCGGATGAAGCAGCGCATCGATGCGGACCAGGGCCTCGTTGTGAAACAGCTCCTTTTGAGCCTGTCCTGCGGCGAGCAGCGGCAAGTCAAAACATGTGGTAAGGCTCATACGCCCGTATCCTCCAGCGGTGGAATGGTGATGACTGCCGGCGGCGACAGGCCGTGGTTGCCCCCTTGTCGAACCTCGACATCAATGCCTTCGCCCCACGCATCGGCAGACAAGGCGATCATCGGAATGCTTGTTTCGATGATCGTCGGGGTGCCGGAACTCGGCACGATGCGCACTTGATAGCGTTCAGCCTCTTCACCGAGGGGAACATCGGCCCCATCGGTCCAGCGCCAACCCGATCGGCTGCGGCGCACCCAGGTCAAATCGACGCTACCGTCGTTATTGAACAATGCCTGCAATGCGACCGGACTGGGCGGCGTGCAGGAACTGCCGTTGCAATGGACGGTTCGCTCGACGCCGTGTGGATCGCTTGGCGACGTCGCCATAATACGGACTGCGTTGCTGCCAACCGGCACCTCGTAGTCCGTCAACTTGCCTGCTTCGATCATCACGAACCGACCGCCGCCGGCAGCATGTCCGATCGCAGCCTCGGTTCCGCGCCGTCCACGCCACAGCCTGCGAAGTCGCCAGCGATTGTCGCCCAGCGGCTCGGCTTCGCCGAATTGCAACAACTCATCGCCAAGCAACGCCAGGTTCGCACCACGATCCATCCCAGCTGCATCGGCGTCGTGCAGCTGCATGCCGCCATGGGCCAACTGCACCACCGCCTCATTGCGCAGGTCCTCCAGCTCAGCGGCCGCCACACCGGGAGGATGTTCGACGACTCCAATCGTCGCGGGAAGCGCCGTGGCACCGGCGGGTTGCCAGCTCGTCCCGTCATCCATGCTCACCGAGAGCGCAGCTCGTCGCCAGCCCGGCGCAGTCCCGCCCGCAGCGACCAGGATGCGCGGTGCGGCCAACATACCCTCGCCCAGATGCGGCACCTCGAAAGCTTGCAGGATCGTCTCGCCGGCTTGCTGATCAGGCGATGGCAGAAAACGCCCCGGCGTGGCAGCGGCTTGGATCGGAGCAGGTGCGATCCGCGCCAGCTCCAGCGTTACGGCCATCCGCTCGAGCGACCAGTCAACGACCCGCCACTGGCCCGGTTCGCCCTTGATCACGACGCGCTCGCCCGGCGCGATCCCCATCGCTTGCCAGTTCGTGTCTACGATCCTGCGTTCACGCTCCATCTCTGCGCGCGACAGCATCGCCTCGGCCAATCCCTTTGCTGCACCGGCGTCGAGCGCGGCCGGGAGCTCAATTGCTTCAACGCGATTGCCAGGACCAGGCCGCGATGCCTGTTGCAGCTCCGCCTGATAGTCTCGGGCCGGATCGTAATGGCTTACTGCCACCGCGTGCGGCACGCGATCGACCGGCGCGATGTGACGGCGACCAGGGCCGCTTGCGCCCACTTGATGCACGCTGATATCCGCTCCGACGCCCGCTGCCAGGTGAAGCCGATCGCCCGCCGCGAGCGGCCACGCACCCATCGCTTGCACCAGCGGCTCGATCACACCGCGCTGCGATTGGCCGTAAGCGGAAAAGCCGGCGATCGGACCCACCGCGTCACCCGGATCGATCCGCCCCTGTGACACGGCCGCGCAGATTGCGCCCGCTGTCACGTCCCCCGGGTCGGCGATTACCTCGAAACTCAGTGAGGGAATACGGTTGCCGAAGTCGGTCAGGTCCAAGTCTTCGAACACAGCGTAAGCGGTTCCGCGGTGTGCCGGCGCAAGCGACGTGCCTTCAGCCGCCGCGATCAGGGGGTCGGGTCCCTGATCTTCGCCGCCGAGATGGAGGCGGAACCCCGTCGCCGCCTTCCAGTCTGACGCCGCGCCGCGCAACAGCTTGCCGTCAGCCCAAATCCGCCCGACGCCAATGATCGGCCGCGCGGACAGGGCGACCGCGAACGAGGCGCTATAACTATAGCTGGTCGTCGTCGGCCTGCCCTTACCGCCTTCGCGACGACGATGTTCGACCAAGTCGGTCGCCCAGATCACCGACCCCGCGATGCGAAGGGTTCCGAACACCTGCGGGATGGGTGTGCCATAGCTTGAGCTTTGCAGCTTAAGCTCCGAGAGGCGTGGCCCCTCGCGTCCCTTCGGCCTGAAGATCTCGCGGTCGACGCGCTGCCCCAGCAGCCCGCCGACCATCGCGCCGATCGGCCCACCAACAGCGCCTCCCAGCGTCGTCAGCAACAACGTAGCCATCTCTAATCCTTTCGCCAGCGCATCAGCGCGGTCCAGGGCGGCGTCCCGGGTCGCTCGACCACGCGCCGCAACATCGCGTCGGCATGGATGACGCCGCCCTCGCTTGCGATTCCGAAGTGCAGCTGCCCCGGCCCCGCTCGAAACAGCACGAGGTCGCCGACCCGTTCATCGCTGACTTGTGTCAGACCCAATGCCGCGACAATCGCAGCAGCCATTTCCGCGTCGCCGGTCCGCAATCCGTAACCGCGCGGCGGGGCCACGTCATAGGCAAGCGCGGCAAGCCCGACGCAGTCGATCCCCGCCGGTCCGCCCCTGCCGTGCACCCGAAACCGCGTGCCGATCGCGGTGCGCGCCCGCTCGATCGGTGTCATGCGCCCGGATATCGAGTCAACAGGTCGATCCCCGGCAAATACGGCTCGCCGCGAAAATTGGCGGCATTGCCGAACCGGTTCGCACAGGTTGCGATCGACTTGTCGCATCCCTCGCGCAGTTCGATCAGCGCACTGGTCGCCGCAAAGCGCGGGGGCGTGCGCAGCGTCACGCCGTTAGTGTCGGACGCGCTGACCGCATCCTCCAGCCCGCTATTCGGTCCGGTCAGCCAACGCACGCTTCCGCCGGCATAGACGTCGGAGGCCGGCAGTCCGCCCGCCAGCGTCAGCATGGTTCCATCCAGCCGCTCGACTCGCGCCATGTGCGTCCGGCCAGCCATCGCCACGCGGCAGCGCCGATCGCCCAACATCGCTCGACACTCAGGGGAGGTGCTTTCCGTAACGGGCGCAGCGAGCGCGGCCGCTGCTCCGCGCAACTCGGCGGTCAGCGCACCATCGCGCGTCTCGACCGCGCCGATCGTTCCCGTCCCGATCGAAACATGCTCCGCGGGATTGCACCAATCGGCTGCGAACAGAGTCACCTGCGCGCCATCCCAACGCCCCGCCAGCAGATCGCGCTCGCTGATCGCTGCGCCGGTCAGGGTGCCGGTCATGTCCATGCTGTCCGCGTCGAACGACGCGCTGCGCTTGATCGCAGAAGGCGCGACGCCCGGCGACGCGCGATAGATCAGCTCGTCGATCGTCAAATCGCGGTCATGTGCGGTAAGGCCGATCGTGACTCCGTCACGGCGATCGATCCGCCAGCACAGCGCGATCGTGGCCAGCGGCTCGTCCAGCCAGCTCATGCGTCACGCACTTCGACCAGCGGTACGCTGGGTGCCACACCGGCAAGATAGGTCGCCCGGCTCACCGGCAATTGATCTTCCGCAAAGCGCACCATCACGTCGAAGCGGAACCCCGCGGTCAAGACCGCGCCTGCGGACGGTGGCGTATCCAGTACGACGACGCCGCCCTCGTCCAGCTCGAAGGCGGGTGTTTCCACCCCGTTCACCGCTACTCGCACGCTGCCGCTGACTGGGCGCGTGATGCGCCGGCTGACCTCGCCATAGTGTTTGACCAGGCCAAAGGATTGCCGCGCGCCATCGCCTTCGCCGATCACTTGATCGATGGGTCGCGGCTCGCCACCATCGTTCGAACAGTCGTCGAACGGATCGCGCAGGCGGAAGGCGCGCGCCGGGCCCATTCGCGCGCGGTAAAAGGCCAGGAGTTCGCGGATATCGGCCTCGCTCCGCACTCCCGGCCCCACATCGTAGCGAGTGCGCGCCTCCGCCCACGCCGCGCTGCGCGCCTCATGCCCCCCGGCGCTGGTCAGGATCGCCGTTGAAACCTCGGGCACAACTTCCGCGTCACGGCCCAGCGCCAGCGGGAACAGCACGTCGTCGAACGCCTGCACATCGTCCTCCTGATCGAAATAGGTAAAGCCATCACGGATCACCTGCGGCAGCGCCCAGATGAACGTCGCCGCAACGCCGCGACGTTGCGCCGCATCCGCTGCGTCGACGATGCCGCGCCACTGGTGCGCGTCTTCGCGATTCAGCACGAAGCCCGCGAAATAATGCTGCCGATCGACCGGATAGCCCAGGCGCGTTTCGGCCAGCGCAACGCCGCGCGCCGTCGCCACGCCATTGCCGGCCGCGGCCCAGTCGTAATCCTCCAGCTGCAGCATGTCGAAGGCGGGGTACGCCCACTCGACCGGGAGGTTCGCGCGCTTGACTTCCGGCGCGGCGAGATCCAGCACGGTCGGCAAATAGGCGAGGAGCAGCAAAATGGCGTCCGCGGCATCCGCTCGCACCGCTTCGCACAGCGCTGCCGTCGACGCTGCAAGCAACGCACCCGCCGCATCCAGCACCGCCGTATCGGGATCGCCGCGCACGTTCTGCTCGGCCGGATCCCCCAGCGCCGCCCGCGCCGCCGCATCATGGATGCACAGCCGGCCATCCGGCATCACCCACCACCATGGCTCGCCGACCTGGAACTTGATCGCCAACCCCGCCGCCGAGCCGATGCCGACAAAAGCACGCGCGACTGCTTGCAGATATGCCACCGCCTCGCCCTTTGCAGGCGACAGCAAGGTCGAAGGCGGCGTCCACCCGGTCAGCGCAGGCGACCCGTCATGCGCGCGCTGCTTCCACGCTTCCGGGCAATGCGCATCGAACAGCTCGTAGCTCAACGACCAGATGATGCCGAACCCCAGCGCCTTCGCCCGCTTCGCGAAATCGGCATGCCACGCAGCGCACGGTCCATTCAGCGCTCCGCCCGTCAGGCTCACGCAATAACCGTCACCGACCGCTTCGAGCCGGAAATAATGGCTCATCCCGACATAGTGGACGATGTCCCCGCGATAACCGAGCTGCAGCGCATTCCGCAGCAGCCGGGCGGGCGTCATATGATAGCTGTCGTCATAGCCGCTGCAGATCGACAGCCCATGCTCGGGCACCACCACCTCGCCGATCCCGAGCACGGCGCCCGGCCCTTCGACTGCGATCTCGCTCAGTTCGACCCAGGCATCGACCGGCGGGTCCAGCGCTGCGTCGACCGCCGTAAAGCCTGCCGGTACCAGGCTCACGAACATCCGATCGATATCGCCGGCCCATAGCGGATCGGCCTCGTCCGGCAGCATGAAGCCGCCCACGACGCTGGCGAAGTCGATCGAGACTGTGGCATCCTCTGGCGTGCCCTGCGCATGATTCCACAGCCGTACGTACCAGGCGCGCAGCTCGCCCGTCGCATCGCGCCCTTCGATCGTCAGCACCGGACCGTTCACCGCGTCCAGCGGCAGCACACCCGAGGATCGCCAGCGGAACCGCAACCGACAGTCGCGATAGTCCCGCCGCGTCTCATAGGCGAGCAATGCATGGTCGTGCCGGTCCTCGCTCTCCCAGATCAGCCCCGCCAGATCGTCCTGGCGATAGAACACCGCATCGACGCGCAGCGCATCCGGTGCCGTGCTCACCACACTCGCCATCATTGGCCGCGGGAAGTTGACGGTCCAGAACCGCGGATCGAAGCGCGTCATGAACCCCTGGGCCTGCACCGTTCGCTGCTTGGCGAGCCAGTATCCCATTACTCGGCCTCCATCAGCGCAGCCCGCACCGCGCGTGCGACCTGCCGGCTCGATTGCTGCATGGCCGCGGCGTTCTCGCCGCGCGGCGCATTGATCGTGATCGCGACGCGCACGTCGCGGTTCCCGTCCATCTGCGGCGCTTCCACCCGCCCGCTGGCGGCCGGCACGAACAACTCTGGCCCGCGCTCACCCACGACATAGGCGCGGCCGCCCGTCACAGGCCCGCCCGTGGCACGTCCCGGCAGTCCCAACAGCCCACTCAACGCACCTCCCAGCCCGCCGCCCCCGCCGCGCCCGAGGATCGTATTCAGCCCGCCGCGCATCGCTTCGGACGCGATCTCGCCAAGCACTTGCAGGGCCACGCGTTTCAGATCCTCGAACCCAAGCTTGCCGGTCCGCGCGGCGCGCAGCATCGCGCGCTCGATCGCATCGCCGGCGCGATCCGCCCCGGCTTGCAACGGACCGTCGATCGTCCCGCGCATCTCGGCGACATCACGCGCAAAGCCCTGTGTGTCGGCACGCACGCTGATCACCAGCCGCTCGATCTCTTCATCCATCGGGAAAAGTCTCCATCATGCGCGCGATCGCGGCCCGGTCGGGTGGCGCGACCTCGTCACCGGCCAGCGCGCGCACCAGGGTCGACAACTCGTCTGGGGTCGCCGCCCAGAACACGTCCGGGGTCCAGCCGAACACGACCCCCGCTTGTCCCGCCAGCCGCGCGGCAGCTTGCGCGAACTCGCTCATCGTCCGGCCAGGATCTGCCCCAGCAGCAGCTTGAGCGCCGGCGTCGCCGTTGCCAGTCCGCCGGCCGCGACCCCCTCACCGAACGCTTCCCGAGTCAGCCCCTCAGGCCGTTCGCGCAGGCAGTGCCAGAACAGCGCGACCATCTCGCTCAAACCAAGCCGGCCGTCGGCGGCGCGCTCGACCAGCGCGAACAGCGGCCCTACTTCCTCCTCGGCCGCCACCAACGCGGCGAAACTCGGCCGCAATACCAGGCTTACCCCGCCGACCCGCAAACTGGCCTCTCCACGCGCGGGATTCGCCAGATTCCGTGTTCCGCCCGGGACAGGCACGTGAGGGTGACCCGCGTCACCGCTCACGCCGACACCACGGCGCCGGAGCTCTCCAGGTTCAACGTGTAGGAACGCTCGCCATTGAAGTCGCCGGCATAGTCCAGCCGGGTGACCAGGAACCGCCCGGTCATCGTCGCCCCGCTCTCGAAGCTCAGGCGATAGTCGTCCAGTACCCCGGACAGCGCATTGGCCTTGACCCGCGCTTCCGCCGCCGATCCGGTGAACACCCCCGCGCCCGATACGCTCACCGACCGCACCCCCGCGCCGGACAGCAGCTCGCGCCAACCACCTGAGTCCTTCGACGTGATGGTCACTGCTTCGCCATTGACGCTCAGCTGCGTCGTGCGCAGTCCAGCGACCGTCGCATAAGCCACGGGCGATCCACCATCGCCGACCTTCAACAAGAATGCGCTGCCCTTTTCCGCTGCCATTTCATCCCTCCCTCAACATCCGAATCCGAAATTCACTCGTCGCTGCCCAGCGCCCCTCGCCCTCCCGGACCAGCCGGCTCCGGATCAGCATCAAGCTTATGATCCGCCACCCGCCGCCCAGCTGTGCGGGCATGGCCAGGACTGCTTCCTCCGTCGAACCGGCCAACTGCTGTGCGCGCACCGGACGCTCGCCCAGGTCGAACAGCGTCACCGCCACCCGCCCCTCGCGCCCCGCCATGTCCTTGGTGCTCCAGTCGGTCAGCACGGCATCTTCGACCAGGGCATAGGGCCGCGCGGCGCGGATCGGCGGCGCATCGAAGACCCGCGTCAACGTATCGCTCAGCACCGGATCGCTTGCGATTGCCGCGACCAGCGCTGCCTGCAGTTCAATGTGCGCGCTCATTTGAGCAGCCCCGCTATCCAGCGCAGCCGCGCGTCGCGGCGCAATCTACGGCCTTCGATCGCCACGCCGCCCGGGACGGCATCTGCCCTCACGCCCGGAACGGCCTCGGCGATCCGCCCGGCATCTGTCGGGATTGGCGGGCAACGGCGGCCGCGCCGCCCCGCCCGACCTGCGCGGTCATGCCCGCCGCTCCGGTGACAGCCGCATCCGGCGCCACGGCCGCCACAGCGCCGCAACAGCCGCCGGCGGCGCGCTGCCGTCCCGCGCCTCCAGCAGATGCGCCGCCATCCGCGTAACACCTTGCATGATCGGCGGCGGCAGCTCGTCCCAGCCGGCACAAAGCCCCGCCGTCAGCTGAACGCGGAACCGCTGCTCGCCTTCTTTCGCCGCGATCCGCACCCAGCCGCGTCCCCCCGCATCGATGTCAATCGCATAGCGCCCGGCAGGAACGGCAGTGCCGACGGCGTCCACGTCGACAGCTTCTACCCCGCCGATCGCAATCGCCGGAACCGGGCTCAGCAACTGCCACTCGCGCGATGGCGTCAGCATCTGCTCCCATTCGCGCGCGATCAGCGCCTGGCCCGTGAACGCCTCGCACAGCGCGAGCGCGGCCGCTGCCATGCGCTCGATCGCCGCATCGTCACCGCTACCGTCGATACGCAATTCCGCGCGCACAGCCTCGCGCGCAGCCGCGATGGCCGCCTGCGGAAAGGGCGGTGAATCCATCTCACGCTCCTCGATTGTTGATCTTGCAAATGGGGCGGGCGCATCTCCGCCCGCCCCGCCGCTTCAGCCGGCCACGAGGGTCATCGGCTTGTCACTGCCGCTGTCAGGCTGCGGCAAACTTCATGACCTTGATTGCCTCGCTGTTCGTCACCGCGCCGCCGATGCGCTTGGTGGCATAGAAGTGGACGAAGGGCTTGTTGCTGTACGGATCGCGCAGGATCTGCGTCTCGCCGCGCTCGGCGATCAGGTATCCCGCCTTGAAGTTGCCGAATGCGATCGACAGCGAATTGGCCGCCACGTCGGGCATGTCCTCGGCCTCGACCACCGGATAGCCGAGCAGGGTGGCCGGTTGCGCCGCCGACAGCGCCGGTTGCCATAGCGCCACACCGTCGGTGGTCTTGAACTTGCGGATACGCGCCAACGTCGCCGAGTTCATCACGAACACCGCGCCCTGGCGATAGGGCGGTCGCAGCGCCTGGACCAGGTCGATCAGCTTTTCTTCAGGATCCGCCGCGAACGCGCCGGCAGCGCCGGACGCGACATGCTGCAGTGTTCCGAACGCGCGCGCGCCGTCGCCGGTGGCGGCGGTCGCATAGCTGAGGAACCCCTTGGGCTTGTTCGTCCCGTTGCCGCTGACAAAGGCCGCGCCCTCGGCCCGGGCGAACTCCCGAGCGATCTCGTCCGCCAGCCAGGCTTCCACATCGAACGCCGCGTCGTCGAGCATCGCCTGGCTCGCCGCCGGGTTCGCATAGAGGTCGCCCATCGGCGGCGCGATCTCGTTGAACGCCGCCGTCGCCGTTTCGGTGCGCGCGCCTGTCTCCGCCGCCCAGCCCGATGGCGTCCCGCCCGATGCGACCAGCTTGCGATAGCCGGCGCTGCCCACTGTCACCACATTGGCGATGGCGCGGATCGGCGAGATCGACGCGAGCGTCGTATCGACCAGCGCATCGATCTCCCGCGGGATGGCATAGCCGCCCGCGCCATCGGTCGCCCCGGACATCGCTTTCATCTCGAGCGCGCCGTCACCGCTGCGAAGGAATCCTTCGAACACCGCGCCGCTGATCCCCGGTGCCCGCGCCCCGCTCAACATCGGTCGCGCCGCCGGCACGCCCATGCCTTCGATCGCCTCGAACGATTGTTCGAGGGCGTCTGCCTTCGTTTCCATGTCTTTCTCCCACGTGAATAAATCCTGCCCCATGTCGGGCAAGGCGACAGCGCCAAGCGGGCGCGATGAAGATGAGTCGTGCCGCTCGGCCTGATCGATTGCGTTACCGTCGCCCCGCTCTAAGCTGCGGGCCGGGGGGCCACGGCGATGAGCCAGTTTGAATTCTTCATGACCTTTTACTCGCTGCTCGTCGGCCTGGCGGTCGCTGAGCTGCTGCTCGGCTTCATGAACCTCATGCGCCATCGCCAGCGACCTCGGCTCGGCCTGCTCACGCCGTTGCTCGGCGCGGTGGTGTTTCTTCAGCTGATGGCGCTGTTCATCGACGCTTGGACCAGCATGCGGACGGTGCAGATTTCCATGCTCGGCCTGGCGGTGCCGACCTTGATCGGCGTGGCCACCTTTGCGGCAAGCGTGCTCGTCGTCCCGCGCGATGTCGAAGAGTGGCCGGATCTCGATGCCTACTTCTTCCGCAATCGCCGCATCGTTCTTGGCTTGCTCGTCGCCGTGAACCTCCTGATCCTGTTCCACGAAAGCGCCAAGGTCAGGCCCGACCAGCTCATTGCCTACGCGCTGGTGAACTTGACCGGGTTTGCCTTGCTTGGCGGGGCGATGGCGCTTCGGCACCGCTTCGCCGTGGCCTTGAGCCTCGCCGCGTTGATCTGCCTGTTCATCAATGCCTACAGCAACACGCGCTTCTCGCTGATGCGCCTGTTCAGCTATCTGACCGGCTGATCGCTCGCCGCAATCGCATGCACGCGCGCCAGCTTCTGCATCGGCCGCGCCACCAGGCTTACTTCGCACAGCTCCAGCGCGCGGATCTCGCGCCACTGCCCATGTCGCGCCGCCTTCACGCGATAACCGAACGACAGGCCGTCCACCGCACCCCGCGCCACCAGCCCGGCCAGCTCGGGCACGTCCACGCGCCCGGTCACGCGCAGTCCGCGCGCGTCCTCGCCAATCGTTTCGATCACCCCGACCGGTGGCCCGCGATGCTGCCATAACAGCGGCACGCGTCTCACCCACGCACCGAACGCCCCTGGACGGATCACGTCGCCGCCACGATCCGGCGCATCGAACACTGCGGCATAGCCGGCGAAACGAGTCACTTGCTCAATCCCCAGAACCCCAGCTTGACCGCCAGCCCCACCATCACCAGCGCCAACAGCATCCGCACGACCCAGCCCGCCACCGCCTGCACCGCCGACTTCTTCGCATCCCGCCACGCGCCCAGCAGCTCGCGCAGCTCCGCCATGTCCTTCGCCGCGCTCGCATCGGCCAGGCCCAGCCGCGTCAGCGCCCGGCTTGCGCCGAGTTCGCCTGCTTCCTCGGCAATGGCGCGCAGCGTCGCCATGTCCGCTCCCTCGGCCACACCTTGCGCCATCAGCTGCGCCAACAGGCCGCCGTTCATCGCTCCAGTCCCAGCAATTCGCGTTTCTCGTCGTCGCTCAGGAAGTCCGCCGCGCTGACGCTGCGCCACAATCGCTCACGGTCCTCTGCCATCGCCGGCACCTTGTCGACCTCGACCCACAGCTTTGCTCCGTCGAACCAGCCGCTCAGCCCCTGCGCCAGCCCGGTCAGGATCGTGTCGGCCAGCGGCAGGATCGTCAGGCGCCACACTGCGCGATTAGCTTCGCGATAGTTCGCATAGCTGTTGTCGCCCGGCAGGCCGATCAGCATCGGCGGCACGCCAAACGCCAGCGCGATCTCGCGCGCCGACGCTGCCTTCAGCCCGACAAAGTCCATGTCGGCCGGCGTCAGGCTCATCGCCTGCCAGCGCAAACCTCCCTCCAGCAACATCGGACGGCCGGCATTTCTGGCGCCGGCAAAGCCTGCTTCCATCTCGCCCTTCAGCCGCTCGAACTGGTCCGACGATAGCGCGCTGCCATCGCCCGGCTCGTAGACCAGCGCCCCCGATGGCCGGGCGGCGTTGTCCAGCAGCGCCTTGTTCCAGCGTGTCGCGGCATTGTGGATCGCCACCGCGCCGCTCGCCGCGCCAAGGCATCCCAGGCCATAATGATCGTCCAGCGGATTGAATCCACGCAAATGAACGATCTGCGGCCGACCGGCCTCGTCCTCCGCCGCGATCCGGCTGACCGATCCACCGACGCGATAGCGATAGGCAATCGGCCAGCCGCCGGCATCGGTCTCGACGCTGATCCGTTCGGGTCGCAACGGAAACAACTCGGCCACGCCGCCCGCGCCATCGCTCAGGATCTGAACATATGCGTTGCCGTGGAGCAGCAACTGCGCCGTCAACAGCGCGCCCAGTTCCTGCCCCTGCACTCGCGCGCTCACCAGCTCCACCAGCGCCGCGTCCGATCCCGCCAGCGGCGCACTTGCCACGGCCTCGGCCACGATCTTTACCGCGCGCTGAGCCACCGGATTACCGGCATAGCCGTCGCGCACCTGCGCCTCATAGCTTTGCGGCCACTCGCCCAGCGCGCTCAGCGTCCCCTGCCCACGCGCCAACACCGGACGCGACCCATCGCGCCCGGACCTGCGTCCGAACCATTTCATGATGAAAACTCCAGCTAATCCGTCATCCCGGCGAGCGCCGGATGTCACGCCACCCTGATGTTCAACGCTGCGGCGCTACCGCTTCACCCCGAACCAGATGACATGGCGCGGCCCCTTGCCATTCTGGCGCGCACGAACCGCCACTTCCTCGACCGCAAACCCCGCATCGCCCATCCGCCGCCTGAAGCGATCGTCCGGTGCCGCCGACCACACGGCAAGCACCCCGCCCGGCTTCAATGCCGTTCGCGCGCGATCAAGCCCGCGCATCGTATACAGCCGGTCATTGTCCAGCCGCGTCAGCCCGTCCGGCCCGTTATCGACGTCCAGCATGATGGCGTCATACTGCGCGCGTGCCCGCCCGATCACCGCGCCCACGTCATCGATCACGATCTTTGTACGCGGATCGTCCAGGCACCCGGCTGCCAGTTCCGCCATCGGGCCCCGCGCCCATTCGACGATCTTGGGCACCAGCTCGGCGACGGTGCAGCGCGCGTTCGGCCCCATCAGCGCCAGTGCCTTGCGCAACGTAAAGCCCATGCCATAGCCGCCGATCAGGACCTGCGCGTCGGCCGGCGATTGCAGCCGCGCCAGCGTCATCTCGGACAGCGCCTCTTCCGACCCGCTCATGCGGCTGGACATCAGCTCGTTCCGCTCGAGCACGATCATGAAATCGTTTCCGCGCCTGAACAGCCTCAACGGCTCGCCACCCGGCACTTCGGCCACATCGATCAGTTCGCGCGGAGTCATGCCGCCGCTCTAGCGCAAGCTGGCGGCATCACAACCGTTCGACCCGTGCCTTGCGCCTCATGCCCAGGCGCAATTCGCTCACCGCCCACACCAGCGCATCGGCACGATCGGGCGAGCGGCCCGGTCCTTCATAGCCGCCGCCGGTCACGAGACCGCACAATTCATCCTCCAGCATCGGGAAGACACCGGCATGCCGCACCGCGCCGCGGGCATAGGCCGCAGCGACCGGCTCCGCTCGCGCCACCTTGCCTCGGCTCGCATGCACCAGCTTGACCGGCAGCGTGACGTCGGCGGCCGTCAGCACCGATCGCACCATGTCGCCGCCCTGATTCTTCTCGGCGACCACGCGGTCCGCCTGATGCCGGCTCGCGCACGCCGCGACCGCCGTCGCCCACCGCTCGGGCGAGGCGCCCTCGACGCTCGCATCCTCCAGCACATGGCAAATGCCCGCCCCATCCAGCGCGACCGCCACGATCCCGCAAGCATCGCCACTCGCGCTCGCCGGCGGATCGACCCCCACTGCCACGCGCGTGATCTGCACGGGCGGCTCGCCTCGGCAGTCCTCGATCATCGCGCGGGTCCACAGCGCACCCTCGACATCCTCGATAAACTCGCCGTCCAACTCCTGCCGCCCCCACCGCGTACCACGATGCTGCGCTTCCATCGCGGCGATGAAGTCGCGGGGCAGGTAAAGATTGTCGCGCGTCCGCCCATGCGTTTCGACAAGCGCGGGTAATGCGCGCACCTTGCGCATCAGCGGCGTTTCGCGTGGCGTGGTCGTCACCAGCACGCGCGGCCGCGTGCCCAGCCTCAGGCCCAAGATCAGATTGTCCCACGCCGCTTCGCCGCGCTCGCCCCATTTGCCCAGTTCGTCGCACCACGCAAAATGATGCTCCGGTCCGCGCAGCCCTTCGGCAGCAGCCGCCGAATAGCTGAACGCGATCGCGCCGGAGGCAAAGTGCAGTTCGCCCGCGTCGCGCCGCCATTTGACCTTGGCGTCGTGCGGTGCCGTCGCGATCAGTCCCGATCGCCCCTCCACCATGATGCGGCGAACTTCATCCATCGTCGCGCCGACCAGCGCGAACCGGCCGTGCGGATGCCGGCGCGCCAGCTCGTGCAGCCATTCGCTGCCGGCGCGCGTCTTGCCAAAGCCGCGCCCGGCGCGGATCAGCCACACGCGCCAGTCGCCAGCTGGCGCCACCTGACCTGACTGCGCCCACACCAACCAGTAATCCGCCAGCGCGCGCCGCATTGGCTCCGTCATCGCAGCCATTGCTTCGGCCCGCTCGGTCGGCAGCATGGCGATCAGCCGGTCGAGCAAGTCGGCGACCGACGCGTCTACGCCGTCCACGCCGCTCACGCGATGTCACCCGGGACGCGTGCGCTCGCCCCAACCGCATGCTGATCGACGCCCGCTGCCTTGCGGGGCCGCGACGCCCCGCGCCGCTGCGTAGCGCGGGCCGGATATCCACGCTTCGTCCGCCCGCTCCCGCATGCCATGTCCATCTCCCCAAACGCGAACGGGCCAGACGTTTCCGTCCAGCCCGCATCCCCGACTCGCGATTCTTCAGCGTTCATGTTTGTGCCATATCAACGTGACGCTGTCAAGTAGCTATAACCGATTTGGTTCACCGCTGCCTGCTTTCCAGAACATGGTTGCGCACGCGCAGTCGGCGAACAACGAGCGGCAGGGAAGCCCGCTGCGAGGCGCCCTCTGCGCATCGGCCTCCATCCGGACCCGGTTGATCTAACCGTGGCGATCGGCCTGCGGTTGCTGCCTGTTTTACCTGGTCGAGGCGCTGTCCACGACCCCCGCCGGATACGCCCGCATCACTATTCATAGGGTGGCGGTTGACAGCCCCTCCC